CGACGCTCTCTCTTGTTGCCGGAACGTCATCTTATGATCTGACGGGAGAAAAACTGGACATCGTCGAGGGCCTCTTGAGGACTGACGCGGGGGATGCATCCAAGCAGTCAGACCTGACAATGCAGAGAATATCGGTGAGCCAGTATGCTCATCAGACTAACAAGTTAACACAAGGCAGGCCCTTGCAGTTCTACGTGGAACGCAAGCCGGCCAATATCACCCTTCATTTCTGGCCAGTGCCGGATGCGACGACAACGTACACCTTTGCGTACTACTACTTGGAGCGCGTTGAGGATAGTGGCAAGCCGGCGTCAAACACGATGGATGTCCCGGCGCGGTATCTTCCGTGCTTGGTAGCTGGTCTGGCTTATTACATTGCAAGCAAGCGCCCAGAGTCAATGCAGATCGCGCCTCAGTTGAAGCAGGTGTATGAGGAGCAGTGGATATTGGCATCCGATGCGGCTAGAGAAAAAGCGTCTCTTTATGTCGCGCCGGGGGGCTATAGCGATTTATGAGTAGCTACGCGAAGGGCAAAAAAGCCTTCGGCTTTTGTGATCGAACAGGTTTTCGTTATCCGCTGAGAGACCTTGTCCGGCAGATCGAAGATGGCAGATGGAACGGCCTTCTTGTGGGCAGAGATGTTGTGGACAAGGATCAGCCTCAACTCAAGCTGGGAGATGTCAATGCGAGCGATCCTCAGGCTCTGCGGTTTCCGAGGCCAGACAAAGACCTTACTGAGAGTAGGGAATTATTTGCTTGGAACCCTGTGGGCGGCGGCGTTACTAGTTTGGGTAGTCGCACTGTCGGCCTCGACATGGAAGCTGTGGTTGGGCGTGTAACGGTAGAGACGAGCTAATGGCATTCACATACACCACACTGAAGCAGGCAATACAGGACTATGTTGAGTCCAACGAGACCAGCTTCGTTAACAACCTGCCAACGATCATTCAGCAGGCCGAAGACAAAATCCTTAAGAGCGTCCAGATCCCTGACTTTCGTAAAAACGTGTCAGGAACAGTCGCCTCCGGGGATCAATACCTCATTATGCCATCGGATTTTTTGACCCCGTACTCGATGGCGATTGATAATAGCGGATATGACTACCTGATGTTTAAGGACGTAAACTTTATTCGTCAGGCATATCCAAGCTCATCGACTCAGGGCGCCCCCAAGTATTACGGAGTTTTTAGTAGCAACTACTTCATACTTGGCCCGACACCTGACGCAAACTATGCGGTTGAACTCCATTATTTCCACAGCCCGGAATCCATCACGGAGTCGGCAGACGGCACGAGCTGGCTAGGAGACAATGCGGCTTCAACCCTTTTATACGGATCTCTTGTTGAGGCTTACACCTATCTCAAGGGAGACCCCGACTTGATGCAACTGTATGTTCAGCGGTATCAAGAAGCCCTAGCCAAGCTGGAGATCCTTGGCGAAGGCTACAGCACAACTGACAGCTACCGTAGCGGAGAGGTAAGGAAGCCTAGAAGCTAATGTTTGACAGTGGAAATTCCGACGTAGGCAGTGTCTTCGTCCAAACGACTTCAGGCCGTGGCTTCACCCCTGAAGAGGTAGCAGAGCGTTGCCTTAACAAAATCATCGCCGTTTCTGAGGATGCAAATCCAATTATCAGGGAGCAGGCAGATGCATTCAAAAACCATATTCGCGCTGTGCTTGTCTTCTACATGAAGCAGGCTATCAGTAGCGATAGGACGACTGTTTACAACGCCCTGCTCGATGCTGGGCAAAAAGACCTAGCCGAAACAATCAGGAGACTTTGATATGGCGTTTACAGGTAACTATATGTGCACCTCGTTCAAGCAAGAGCTTTTACAGGCACAGCACGATTTCACGGCTTCTACGGGCCATACCTTTAAGTTGGCTCTGTATGACAACAATGCCAGCTTTACTGCGGCAACGACCGATTACACCGCAACTAACGAAGTTAGCGGCACCGGTTATACCGCGGGCGGTGGCACGTTGACCAACGTAACTCCCACCACTTCGGGAACCACGGCTTTCACTGACTTTGACGATCTGACTTTCAGTTCTTCAACGATCACGGCCCGTGGCGCGTTGATCTACAACACGACTGCTGGTGGCGGATCTGGCACCACTGAAAGTGTTGTTGTACTGGACTTTGGTTCAGACAAGTCCTCTAGTGCAGGTGACTTTACAATCATCTTCCCAACTGCGGATGCGTCTAACGCTATTATTAGGATCGCTTAATTATGGCACTTGTTGTTGCTGATCGTGTAAAGGAGACTACGACCAGCACCGGCACGGGGGCGATCACCCTCGCCGGTGCGCAGGCTAACTTTGTTGCGTTTTCTGCTGTCTTGTCCGATGGTGATACCACCTTTTACGCGATAGTGGACGACAACAATCTGGCGTGGGAGGTAGGCGTTGGCACTTATGCTAGCGCCGGGAATACCCTCACACGGACCACGGTCCTAGCCAGTTCAAATGCAGGCTCTGCGGTCAATTTCTCAGCGGGTACGAAGGATGTCTTCGTCACCAACCCTGCCACGCAGGCGGTGTATTTGGATGCCAACGACAAGATCGCTGGCAACCAGACATTCTCCGGTACAGTCACCCTGAATGCAGACCCCGCGTCTGGATTGCAGGCGGCCACAAAGCAGTACGTTGATACTATTGCGGCGGCGGGATTGCACTACCACGACCCTGTTCGGGTTGAGAAAGAGGGCAACCTGACGGCCACTTATGACAATGGTACGGCGGGTGTTGGGGCGACCCTGACTAACGCGGATACGCAGGCGGCACTGGTAATTGACGGCGTCACGCTGTCGGTTGCTGACCGTGTGCTGATCTATGAGCAAACCGATGCTACGCAGAATGGTATTTATACCGTCACAGACACCGGTTCTGTTTCTACCAACTGGGTATTGACCCGAGCAACTGACGCAGATAGCTACGGCCCATCTGACCCGGACTCTCTTGGTCAGGGCGATGCTTTCTTTGTACAGGAAGGTACGCTGGGTGCTGGTGAAACCTATGTGATGAACACCGAGGGTACGATTACCTTTGGTACGACGGACATCACGTTTGTCCAGATTTCTTCTGCGCAGATTTACACCGGTGGCACGGGCATCAACATAACCGGTAGCGTCATATCGACGGATGCCACGCTGGCTGAGATCACGGTCAACGGCGCGACGACCGCTGACGCTGTCACGGTAGGCGGCTTGCATGTCAACTCGACCGATGCGGTTGAAATGCCCACGGGTACTGAAGCACAGCGCCCGACTGCTGTCACGGGCATGTTCCGGTTTAACACGGACTCTGGCTCTTTTGAGGGCTATAACGGCACGGCATGGGGCGCGGTCGGTGGTGGGGCATCCGGTGGCGGCGGGGATGCTGTGTTCTACGAGAACGACCAGACGGTGACCACGAGCTACACAATTGCTTCTGATAAAAACGCGATGAGTACCGGCCCCTTGTCCATTAACTCTGGCGTAACGGTTACTGTCGAAACTGGCGCAAGGTGGGTGATTATCTAATGGCTATTTCACTGAGCGGAACAAATGGCATTACCACGCCGACGGCGATAGCGACGACTAACACGCAAAACAGCGCGTCGGGTTCGTTGACGTTGGATTTCTCCATTTTCCAGAACTTCATTATCAACATGGCGGGCAACGTGACCTTGGCCAACCCGACGACGGAAGCGGTGGGACAGTCTGGTTTTATTGTTTTCAATCAGGATGCGACCGGAAGTCGGACGCTATCTATTGGGACGGATTACGAGACCCCTAATGGTCAGGCTATCGTCTTGACCACCAATGCCAGCGCCACGGATATTGTTCCCTACATTGTGATTGCGTCGGACAGGATATTGCTCGGCGCACCCCAGAAGAACTTCTCTTGAGGTCTTAGCGGATGAGCGGTTCTTTTGGGTCAGCGCAGTGGCTATACGAGCATAGGTTCTATGAGTACCCCATAGACCAGTCGCTACGCTTTAACGTTGAGGAACTTGCTTATCTGTACAGGACACCATCAACTGCGGGGAATCGTAAGACGTTTACTTGGAGCGGTTGGGTTAAGCGTGGCAACTTAAATGGTAATTACTACCTTTTTGGGGCTAATACTGACTTTATTCGTTTTAATGACGACCCACCAGACAACACGCTTAGGGTTGCAATAGGGGGTGCCAACACACTAATTACTTCTCAAGTTTTTCGTGATGTGTCTAGCTGGTATCACATTGTTTTTTCAGTAGACACTACGCAAGCAACAGCGGCAGATAGGGTAAAACTGTATGTAAATGGCTCTGAAATTACAGCGTATTCAACAACAAATTATCCAACACAAAATTCAGATACCGAGTTTAACAACACTGTCCAGCATAAGATTGCAGACTACGGAGCTAGTCCTGCTCGTGAATTCGACGGCTACATGGCTGAAATCAACTTTATCGACGGTCAGGCACTAGACCCTACATCA